GCTACAAGGGACAGGGGGAATGGGGTGGTACTGTAGATCGAAACCTTGGAGTCCGTACCCTTTCCGTAGATGGGGATTGAATTGCGATAATGGACGGTAGTGGTGTGGAGTTAGCCTTGTAGGCGTTGGCCTGGGCCTGCTCAAAGCTGTAGACCTTTGTGGGTCTACCCAGCACCGTCACAGAGGCGTTGTAGGGGCCACTGTCACTGGATTGGATGACCATCTTAGTCACCCTGGGGATGTTGATCACATCCGCCTGCACCTGACCGCCCTGGGTGTTGTTCTTGCGGTAGAAGACAGGCATGTCGAGGCGATACTCGTAGGTATAGCCAATGACCACATTGTCGGCCCCTGTACGGTCGCCTGGAATGGTTACATACCAATCAGCGCCGGCATTGGCAGATGGAGGGGCCAGGTAGATACTACCCTTCTCCGAGGCATTATCATCAACAACCACCAAGGACTCCAGGGAGGGATCGTACACCCCATCCTTGAAGAATACCTTGGTAACATCGTTGGTAGCGTCATACTCCAGAACAGGAGAAGCATCAAATAGATCCATCCTGTATTCATAGGGCAGGCCACTCGAGTTGATTGCTGTGCCTTCAATATCTGATATAAGAGATACAGTGCTCAGGCAGATACCATTGGCCTGCTTGGTTACCAGGAACTTGAGGTCTTGATCGATGGATTGGTGCAGGCATTCACCTGGCAGGGTCCACTCCACCCAGGAAGCTAGAACCCGCTCGTTGCCATTGTTGAAGAAGCGGAAGACCCGCAGGTTCTTCTTTTTACAGGTACACAGGAATGAGATATGACCAGCACTACTGGAAACAGAGATTGTGCTCAGGGAAGCCGGTACAAAGTTGGGGGCAGTCCTGGAGAGGTCTGCAATGGTGGGGCGGTTCTCAGCCGAAGTCGCCACCATCTCAGTCACCCTCGAGCTGGACTGGTTCTTGTCCACAAAGACGTAGGAGATACCAGTCTCAACCGGAGCCACGGTGGGGTTGATGTCATAGGTGCTGAACTTCTTGAGAGCAGCAGACACGGGGCCAAAGCTGTCAGACTCTGAAGTGAGCATGAACTGGGAGGTGGCTGAGAACAGCACCAGTCCCAGCTGATCACCAAGGGCGTACCTGAGGTCCACAGGGCGGGTAGAGCCACTGGCGAGGTCAATACCATCGGCATCAGTGGTTGCTAGGGCGGATACCCTGAACAGGTTGAAGTAGGAGCTTGGCTGTGAGCAGACGACATTGCTGCCAGCGAGAAGGACCAGCCGGTTCCTGAAGAACGACAGTCCTGTGACCTTCTTACCCACCAAAGAGGGGAATGGGTTGGTCTCATCATCCCCTACCTGACGCTCCACCCAATAGAGCTCATCCCCGGCCTTCTGGGCCTCATTGAGGGAACGGAAGGTGAAGGTGCCATCAGTCTCGCGAATGATGACGTGAGGCATCGTATCTGGATCGATGTGGGTCTCAATGAAAGGAGCAATAGTCTCCTCCCAGATCCCAGTACCGATTGCCGTGCCGCCCTGTTTCACCACGAACTTGACGTAGTAGTCATCACCCTCAGCCTCATCCAGGTTGGACACCTTAAGGACAGTGTCATTCTTGCAGGAGGTAGGGAGGCGGCTGACGTTAGGCACCGAGTCCTTGTAGACCAGCAGGGCCTGGGCGTTAACGCCACCCTCGCCAGTGATAGTGAAGTCAGCCCCATTCACACGGCGGATCAGGAGTGTGTTGCCGCAGATCTCAGCGGTGTACTTACCACCTCCGTCAAGACCAGCAACCTTGGTGGCCAGGTCAGACACAACGGTGGCTACATCCAGGATCCCAGTTGCTGGTGTTGTGTGCTCTGCCGTAAAGGTATCGACCGTCAGCTTGTATTTGGCGTCATAGCCAATCAGGTTGACCGTAGCGATACCTGTGGGGGCCTGTGGAGGGGATTTGGTTGCAAGCTTGCCGACTACCTTTGATCTGTTGAGCACAAAGTTATAGTCGTTGATCTGCAGCATCTCGAAGTCGGACTGCGTGCAGTTGGCGATGTATGCCTTAGCAGTGGCAGCCACCGTGTTCACGGCCTTAGCTGCACCTGTGTTTGCATCCCAGACACGGAGATCACCGGCTGTTGTGAACTGGCCGATATAGCGCTCCGTCTGGTCACGGAAGATAGAGAACCAGCGCCCCTCATCTGTGGCCCCTGTAAGGGCTGAGACCAGCTTTAGGCCGGCCCGCTTGAGCATCCCATAGGTAGGATCTGGTACGCAGTTCTTGGCCGTACTAACCTGTCCTGGGAGCTTCAGAGAGTCTGGTTGTTGTGATACTCCCCCAAGTAGGTTGGGGATCCTTTGGGATACAGCGGTCATCGTGCCAAAGTATTAAAGGGCATAAATGTGTTGAAGCTCCGCTGACCGTTGTATAGACCAAACATCGTCGACTGAGCTGTCTCCGTGTCATAGGCAATGCACAATGCCCGACAGGACCCTTCATCCTGAGCGATCAGCTCCACCAGCTCCTTAGAAGTCACCAGGCGCGAGGCATAGTTACGTGATGCACGGGCAGTGATGTACTCCTTAAAGGGCTGGGGGCATTCCTCCCAGGTAAAGCCCCAGAGCACATCGCAATAGATGGTCTTGGTGAATTTATAGCTGTGAGCTAACTTGTCATAAAGCTTGCCCTGACGCTCTACTACCTGATAGTCGGAGCCGTGCTTGCTACCGGACAGGGTAAAAGAGATCAGGTTATCTGGTACGAGAATCTCAGCATTCACATCAGGTGCAAATGGGTATTCTCTTTCTGTATTGAAGTTCCACCCCTCAGCCAACACGGCCCTCGTAGTCTCCTCCAGGATGGCTACAGCCGATGCGATCTCAGGGTTATCGGTGTCAAGTGAAACGACAGACGAGCCACCGATGCAGGAAAGCATCTGATTGACTGCCTCAAGGAGAGTAGTACGAATTGCCATTGTTCATAAGGGTTAGACCCTGTCTAGGGTCATAAAAAAAAGGGGCCCCCGAAGGGACCCCTAAAAGGTCAGGCTACGTTGCGGAAAGCACCGGCCACAGACACGCGCACAGGGCCAGCGCCCATTGCGACTTTACCGACGATCAGGTCGCCCTGATACATCACGGAAACGTCACCAGAGGTGGTTTCCACGCTGGGGCCGAGGGTCTCAACCACAGCAGCAGCATCACGATGGAAGATAAGGCCACAGCTGTTGGTGAAGTCAGCAGCATCGCCGTAATCGTTCTTCTCGTTGGCGGTATCAGTGTTCTCGATGGCAGGGCCAGTCGGAGTGCCATACTTACCCAGGAAGGGCAGGTTGTTGGACTTGTAGATCTTGATACCAGCGATCTCGTAGAGACCAGCACCGCTGTTCAGGTTGCCCTGGGTGTTACCGATGTCACGGTTCAGGATGTTGGTGTCAACAGTCGAGATCAGGCTGTAGTACTGACG